CGTAAATACGGCGTGCAAAACATCATTATCTACGTTTCGAGCACAACAATGGACTTGTTGGAACGCTCTACAGAGTTCACACGTTCTATCACAAATCAAAACGTTGGCCAAACTGCTTTGGAATCTCGTATCACTTCACTTGATGGCGTGCTAATCAAAGAGGTTTGGGATGCTGCCCGCTTCTACACTTCGCACAACTTCACGGACGGCTTTGCTCCGGCTGTCGGCTCATTCGCAATCAACTTCCTTGTTGTTGTTAAAACGGCTCAAATCTCCGTAGCGAAACACAATGCCATTTACTTGTTTGCACCTGGCGAGCATACGGAAGGCGACGGATACTTGTACCAAAACCGCTTGTACCATGACACTTTCTTGAAAGAACAACAAAAAGATGGCGTTTATGTATCTCACGGTACGGTAGCAGTCGTTTAATAGGGGGTAAGGCGTATGTATAAAGTAATCAAAGCGTTTATCGACAGCGCAGACGGCTATAAACAATATGCGGCAGGCGAAGACTATCCACGCCACGCATACGAGCCGGAAAAAGAACGCGTTGCTCAGCTGAAGAAAGCGAAATTGATCGCTGAGGATGCTGACGACAAAAAGGTAAAAGAAGACACAGAAAAGTAGGTGAACTAAATGCTAGTTGACCAAACGTATTACGAAACCACATTCGGAGGAGCATCGTTTGATGCTTCTTTGTTTTTGGCTTTGTCCACAAAAGCGGAGCGGAATATCCAAACCATCACAGGTTACAAGGTAGCGGACTTTACAACGCTCACTGGCACGAATTTAGAGCGCGTCAAGGAAGCTGTTTGCATGCAGATAGAGCATTTATACACCAACGGTCAAAACGCCGACACAAGTCAATTATCGGGCTTTAGCATCGGTAGTTTTTCGATGTCAGGCACCGCGACAAAAAAAGGTGTGCAATATCCGGATGCGATTGATGATGTACTCTATCCGACTGGCTTGTTGTTCGGGGGTGTGGAGGTATGGTAGCACCGATTCCGAAAGGTTTGTTGATTCATACTGTGACGTACGAAGAAATGACAAAAAGTGAATGGGGCGACTCGTTCGCTGCGCCTGTCACGATCGAAAACGTGAGGATAGAACCGAAAAACACGCTAAGCCGGAATGGCACAGGAAGCACAGTCACCAGTGACACGTTGCTTTTTTGGGATAGCGTCCACAGTACGCCGTGCAACTTTGTTGGAGATAGCAAAATAACTTTTAACGGACGTGCGATGATCGTTTCTAGCGTTGCTGACTTTTATTGCGAGAACAATCTGCACCATTCAGAGGTGAGGTTGGCATGATCAAGATGAACGTGAGTGTTGACCTGAGCAAGCTGAAACCAAACATGCAGAAGCGCATGAAGAAGATGCAAGTTATTTTGGACACGCAAGTTATCAAGGATAGCAACTACTACGCACCACAGATGGATGGCGCACTGATCAATAGTTCGTTGATTGCGAGCCAAATCGGCAGCGGCATCCTGATGTGGGATATGCCATATGCAAGACGCTTGTATTACAATCCGCAATACAACTTTTCGACTGACCGCAATCCGAACGCGCAAGGGCTATGGTTTGAAGCGGCGAAAGCGGAACGCATCAGCGAGTGGGTGGCAATTATGAAGAAGGTGAAATGATGCTGCCATTTTTGAATGGATTAAGCACCACGCTGAAAGCGAACGTGAACCCATATGCGCCGATTAGCATGAACGGCCTTTCTATTGATCCTGAAAGCATCTGCCTGCGGGTAATGCCTTCGGCACCGGGGCAAGCCTACTATGACGGAAAGCATATCCGGAACGTTCAATTTCAGATACTGACAAAATCAGTCAATCAAGCGACAGCGGCGCAAGCGGTAGAAAGCTTCTATGATTTTCTTTATCAAAAGCATTTCACGGTAACCGGCTATCGCATCATTACCTTGTCGCCAATATCGGAACCGAGTTACTTGGAACGATTGACAACAGGAGAATACGTTTTTACCAGCACCTATAGGGCTGAAATCATAAAGGAGTGAAAGCATAATGGCAGAATCATTTTTGATTCAAGCGGGCTACGGCTTCGCATGGAACGCAGCAGAAGATGCACTGGATGCAGCGCTTGATTGGGTTGACATCGGAGCAGGAATTACCAACGTAACGCCGGAAGAGAATGAACAGGTTGACCAGAAGTATTACTACAATCGCGGCGGCAACGCAACGACTGATGTTATCGGAAAGCAATCTGTTTGGGCATTCGAAGGGGATCGCGATTACGGCGATGCGTTCCAAAATCTGGTATTCGAAACGATGAAAAATAAACTAGGGGCTGACAGACGAGGCACGTTCCGCGTGACTTATCCAAATGGCGCGAAAGAAATCGGCAATGCTACTGTTGCGAATATTTCCGCACCAGGTGGAGCCGCCAATGAAAAAGGGGCCATTTCCTTCGAGATTCACACGAACGAGATTCCTGTATTCACGGCGGCGCCAGTCATCCCGTAATAACTCAATGGGGTAGCATCGCGCTATCCCTATTTTTTTGTACTAAAAAGGAGTGTAACCATGAGAATTGACGTAAAAAAGAGCGTGGAACAGTTTGAAATCGGCGAAAAGACCTACCAACTGGATGTATCGGACGATCTATTATTCCAATACGAAGAAAAATTCGGCGAGATGCAACGCAAATCAGGCGAAGAAATCACCTTCGAGGAACAATCCGAACTGGTGAAAGAGATGCTGAATTTTATGTTTAAGTCCGAAACCGCCGGAGAAGAAATCTATCAAGAGTGCGGGAAATCTACTTTCCAATTAATTAGCGTTGTCGAGCAAATCCTCGAACATCTGGCTGTCGTGCTGACCGAAAAGAAAAACACGAAGCTAAAAAAATACCTGAATAAGAAGTGATTTTATGTCCTTTTTAACGGATAGAGATGAAACAGATGTAATCACCTTCGAAGGCTATGAAATACGCATAGACACGTCATATGACACGATTCTGAGGGTATATGAACTGCAAGAGGAAGCTATCTTCGATGATGCGGAAAAGTTGGGCATCACCTATGAAATGTTGGTGCCGAATTATGAGCAATATCCGTTTGATACCTACAAGCAGATTGCTGAGGTGGTCCGATTGGCGTTCGATTTATTATCTGGTGGAAAAAGTGGCTCGGATGGCGAGAGTTTTATCGACTTTGAACATGACGCAGAGCGAATCTATGCGTCTTTTTTGCGTGATTATGATATCGACTTGCAGAAGGAACAAGGGCGCATGAGTTGGAGCAAGTTTATTGCGCTGATCAATACGCTGTCGGATGATGCGCCGCTGATGAAGGCGGTCGGCTATCGGGCGATGAAGATACCCACAGAAAAAGAAGTCGGCAAGAAGGAACGCGACAGGCTCGTCAAGCTGAAAAAGGCCTATGAACTGCCTAGCCAAAAGGTGAAACGCGAAAAAGAAATACTGGCATATATGGAGAAAAGACTAAAAAGCCGCGAAATGGGGTGAATAAATGTCAGATGGAATTGTCAAAATTGACACAAAGCTTGACGAAAGCGGCATAGATAAAGGACAAAAAAGCATTAACCAGAAATTAAGTGGCCTGAAAGGTACGGCATCCGGTATCACGTCGAGTATGGCAAAAGTAGCGGGTGCGGCATTTGCAGCTATGGGTGTGGCGGGGGCAAACGCATTCGTGAAGATGGGCATCGAAAGCGCGGCAACGGCTGCAGCAGTGGAAGCGCAATGGGGGCAAGTGTTTGCCGGGATAGAAGGCCCGGCGATGGAAACGCTAGATGCGTTATCCAAAGAATTCGGCGTATTACCGGAACGTTTGAAACCGGCCATGACAGCGTTCGAATCCTACTTTAAATCGAGTAGTATGAGCGCGGAAGAAGCACTTGATGCAACGAATAGGGCGATGACATTAGCTGGTGACGGGGCGGCCTTCTATGATAAGTCACTAGAGGACACGTCTGCAAGCTTGAAATCATTTCTTATGGGCAATCTGGAGGCTGGCGACGCCATTGGGGTGAATACCAACGTCACAAAAATTGCCAAGGCTTATAACGATAAATATGGTGGCTCATTCGAAGATTTAAACGATGCGCAGAAGCAGAACTACTTGCTGGAATATGTAGAGGGTATCTATGCGGCAAACGGCGCCATGGGGCAAGGCGCGCGCGAATCCGAATCATACAGCAATGTACTCGGAAACTTAAAACAAGCATGGGCAAACTTTATGGCAATTGTCGGCAAGCCATTTATGGAGGTTGCCATCAAAGGGATGCAAGTATTATCCGGATGGCTCGTGATTGCCGGTAATGCGGTGCAGACGGCCTATGATAAATTTAGTACGTTTTTCCAAGGTTTGAAAAATGGGGAAGGCTTTTTTGGTGGAATTGTAACAGGCGTGAAAAATATGGCCGATGCCATCAAAGGTGCGTTTTCTGGTGGAAACTTCGCAGATGTGGGAGCCATTGCCGGAAAGATTATCCCACTTATCATCAACAGTTTAATGGGCGGTATTCCGAAGTTATTGCAATTAGGTTCTGAATTGCTGAACAAATTGGCAGATGGTATGGGGATGAGCATCCCGGAACTGGTCGGCATGGTGCTTACGATTGTGACAAGTTTTATTACGTCTTTTATCGGAGCGTTACCGATGATTATCGACACCGGATTACAGTTGCTTATGGGGCTGATACAAGGGATCGTTACCGCTTTACCGCAAATCATAACGGCTGTACAGAGCATCATGCAAACATTCTTGACAACGATCATGACGCAGTTGCCGATGATTTTAAGTATGGGGATGGAACTCTTGATGACGCTCATAAACGGTGTTATATCCATGCTTCCGACGCTAATCCCGATGGCGATCAGCATTATCCTGATGCTAGTTGATACGCTGATCGGTAATATCGGCATGATTATCAACGCGGGCATCCAGTTGCTTAATGGCGTGGTGGATGGGATTGTTAAAAGTCTGCCTGCACTTATATCAGCGGCGATTACACTTGTTATGGCTTTGTTTGATGGCATTATCAAGAATCTACCAACCATCCTAAATGCCGGGGTTGAGTTACTGATCGCAGTAGTAGATGGCGTTTTGAGCATGTTGCCGGAACTAGGCAGCGCAGCATTGGAAATTGTATCTACAATCTGGGATGCCATCAAAGAGGTTGATTGGTTATCAATCGGGAGCGATATCATCGCTGGGATCGCGAGCGGGATATCCGCAGCCGGTTCGGCGTTGTGGGATGCGGCAAAAGGCATCCTCGGAAGCTTTGAGCAAAACGTAAAAGATTTCTTCGGTATCAAATCGCCATCCAGATTGATGCGCGATCAAGTCGGGAAATACATTCCGCAAGGCATCGCAGTGGGGATGGAAGACGAAGAAGATACACTGCTGAAGGCATCAACAAGCATGTCAGCAACCGTCATGGCTGGGTTGAAAGTCATCAAGCAACCGAACATTGCACGCGTGGCAAGTGCCGCGTATGGCTCCGGAAGCGTCACAAACACGACAACGAAAACGAATACCATCACGCAGAACGTGTATGTAAACGAATCGCTCAGCGAACGCGAATTGCAGAAGCGCCTGCGGATTGAAGCGCAAAAACTAGGATACGGGGTGATTTAATGGCCGGAAAAGAAAGATTAACCTATCGCAACACGAAAGGCGAAAGCATCATTTTCGGCCAGAAGCCGCCTTTCCTGTTGTTTAACAAAGAAGGATTTGAAAAAGTCGAAACGATCGTAACCACGAAGAAAGGCTACGGACAAGACGGCGAAACGGTTGTATCGGTATCACTCGACAGCCGGGAAATGAAACTGGATGGCGCGATAGAAGAAGCGGATCACGAAGAAATGCTGCGCTATCGTCGGACCATGAACCGCATTTTTAACCCGAACTATGCCGGAACGCTCACCTATGAAACGGATATCGGCACGTATGAGATTGATTGTATCCCGATCACGCCGCTATTCGACGAAGGAAACCGGACGATTCGGCTGCCGTTTACAGTGAATTTGTTTGCTGCTGATCCGAAGTTTCGCGATACCACACTTGTCGATGGGCTGATACCACTGTCGACGATCGAACCGTTGCAGGAGTGGCCGCTTGAAATCGTCGCAGATTATCAATTTGCGCGTGCAGTCAGCGGGGAAATCATACTGATAACCAACAACGGCGATGTGCCGACAGGTGGACTGTTCCGCTTGCAAGTGTCCATACCGGTAACGAACCCGCGCATTTACAACGTATTGACACAAGAGTTTTTCGGCTTTACTGGCGTCTATCCTGCCGGCACGCTATTCGAAATCAACACAGTTGCCAGACATAAGTATGTTCGTAAATACAACGGTACGGCATGGGTCAATGCCATGAGCGAACGCATGACAGGCAGCACGTTTCTGCAAATCAACGAAGGCGATAACTATTTCCAGATTCAAGCAGACGCAGGCGTTGAGGGTTGCCTTGGCGACTTGACGTATACGCCGCTGTTGATTGGGGTGTAGGCCGTGGAAATTGAAGTATTCAACCGTACGAGTGGGGAAACCTACACATCCGCCGATTTCATCAGCGATTTTGATTCGTTGAGAGCGACGGAACGCTACTACAAAGCGAATGACTTTGCGCTCACAGTATTTATCACATTTAAAAACGTCACCTACCTGATCCCGGACAACTGCCTGCTGATTGACGGCTGTTTTTACTACATCGACAAAGTAACAACGGAAAGCGTCAATGAAGGCATGATGAAAGTATCCGGGTATTCGTTGGCCGCATTGCTGAAAGTCCGGGTAATTTTAGAAAATTACGCACGCACCGCAAATCCGCGCGTCATTGCAGAGGACCTGATAACACGGCATGCGATCAACCCGACGAATATCGCAAGAAAAACAACCTTGTTGACATTATCGGCAAGCACCGTCTCTTTATCCGCTATCCAATATCAAAACTCATATGGCGTTGTTTTGGACGAAATCGAAACGCTTTGCGAGACGTATGACTTCGGCTATCGAGAAACGCCGTCCAGTTTGACGGTTCCGAGTTGTCAGATTCAGTTTTACAAAGGTCAGGACAAGTCAAATGTGGTTAGTTTTTCCCGGAGCAACGACACGCTGTTGGATGAAAGTTACGAGAACAACAACTATGACGAAGCGAACACCGCCATTGTTGCAGGAGAAGGCGAAGGCAGCGCGCGCCAAATCGTATTGATTAATAATGGGAATACCGGCATCGAACGAAAAGAATTATACGTTGACGCCAAAGACCTGCAATCCACAAATGACGGCATGACAATGACAGCCGAAGAATACACGCAAGCGCTGATTAATCGCGGCAACAGTAAACTATCCGAAAAGCAACGAATCCTGTTGTTGGATGGCGATATCGACGCAGAAAGCACGCTATTCAAGCTTGGTGAGGATTATGAAAACGGGGATATCGTGAACGTGTATAGCGAGCGCTTTGGTTTGTCATACAACGCAACTTTGACAGAAATAGAAAAGACCTGGGATAAGGACGGCTTCCACATCGCACCGACTTTCGGCAAGCGGACGCCTACCATCCTAGATATTATCAGAAGGAAGTGACAGCATGGCACAATGGAGTTTTCCTTTCGTCTCCGTCGCCGGGGACCGGAAGTATCAACCAAGCGATTGGGTCCAGTATTATGCGAATCTGTTCCGCAACGGCATCTTGCCGCAGGTCGGCACAGGCTTACAAGTAAAAGCAATGGATCCGGCCAGCATGAACGTGACTGTTTCGGCAGGAGCGGCCATCATCAACGGCTATCAGTACACGAACACGGCCAACGTAACGGTTGCCATAGCAGTGGCGAGCGCAACGGTCAATCGGGTGGATGGCATCTTTTTGCAACTGGACTTGCCATCCCGCTTGATTGAGATTGTTTACAAAGAAGGCAGCACGGCGGTTGTAAGAGATGCAAATATCCATGAGTTGCTACTGGCGACTGTAACGGTCGCGAAAAATAGCGTGGTTGTGACCAACGCGAGCATTACGGACAAACGCGCAGACACAAGTGCATGCGGTTATAGTACGGCTTTCGACACCTTAAGCCTATCCAGTCTGCAAGACCAGTATGAAACGATGCTCTCCGAAGCGTTTACGGCCATACAGACCGAAATGAATACGGATGCCGGCACGTTGCAAACGTTGTTGACCAATCAAGAAGCGTTGTTTAACGCGTGGTTTACGGACTTGCAAGACACTTTGACAACCAATGTCGAGGCAAATCTGCAAGCGCAGATTGATGCGCTGGATGCCGGAACACTACTAGCAACCTTGACACACAACTTAAATCAGTATCCGCATGTTCGCGCGTTGGCATGGGATTATGGTCTCGGTTTGACCGGTTTAGGCAACGAGCCTGCCGGATTGTTTGGCGGGTCCAATGTCGTGACGGTGCCTTGCGCGGTCGAGTACACAAGCAAGCAAGCCTTAAAAGTCAGCATCCCGGTAGGCTATGCGATGGTAACGCCGACGGTCACGAAGGTGAATAATCACGAATGGCTGATTACATCCGGCACGAAATCACTACAAATTAATTTGATGGAGGTAATTTAAGATGGCATTGACACCAATTATTAAAGGCATGGCCGATGGAGCCGAAGCGATTCAAGCAAACTTTGCGGCAATCGGAGAAATGAAGAAAGGCACGAACGCAAACGGGACCTATGTCCGTTGGCCGAACGGCTTTACAATCGCACAAAAAACAATCGCATTCCGCGACGAAGCCGGGTACACGACGGGCAAGTGGTTTACATTTAATATTGGCACATTGCCGATCACATTTATCAGTGGCACGCCCATCATCGAAGCACATTTTTATGACGGCGTGAGCGGTTTTGACGCCTACAAACTCAACATCACAAAAGTAACCGACTTTGACGGCACTGTATTTATCGAAAAGGGCATGGCAACCGCGAAAGATTTGTATTTGGATATCGTTATGATCGGAATGTCGTAAGAAAGGCGGTGGAAAATGAAGATATATAAAAGCCCACAGGTTCGCATGGATGGAAAACGGTTCATCTATTCTTTTATCGGAGAAAAAATAACCGTTACTTTCGAAGGGGTGACTGACGTGTTTGATTTTTCGGGCGTCCGCAGCGCTATTAAAACGAGTGCAATCCGCACGACATTGGCAAAAAACCCAATCGAAAAGGTTGAGTATGATGGCGCGCTGAAAATAACCGTCACGAATTTTATCGGTCCGGATGCATCGGAAGATGAACGATATCCGCATTTTGAGGAGGTGTAACGCATGGCAGAAATAATCGTAGAACCAACAGCGCTATCGAAAGTTATTCCGCTGAAGTTTAAAATCAATGACGTGGACGTTCCAAAGACGACGCAGCTATCAACGAATAAGCAGTTCAACACAACGGACACAGATGCGTGGTTTACGTTTGAGCTGGATGGATTGGCTGCCACAAACGGAACGTATGACTTGACGCTTATTAATTTGGATGATAAATCCATTTTTCATCATGATCACGTGTTATTCCCGACGCTACCTTTTCATTACAAACTGAATTCAAGCGAGGACGTCACGCTGAACGAGATCCGGCACGCTGGCCGATGGTTGGGCCAGTTAGTTGTCACCTTGTCAAACGGGGATACAACCGCCCGGCAGTTCGGGTTTAATATTGCCGGGCATATCCTGGACGGACAAGATGCACAAGTCATCTTACTGAGTGATTATCAGGCGCTTATCAACACGATCAACTTGGCCAAAGATGATTTGGCGCAGTATAACATCGATTATGCGGCCTTAATAGCTGACGTAACGACTGCTGAAGGGGTAAGAAAACAGGCGGAAATTGACCGCGCTGCTGTCTTTGCCGCATTGGTTGAGAGTGAGATGGTTGCGCAGAACGTTGCAACAAAATTGACCGAGAAAGAAGCAACATTTGCACCGCGCATGCTTTCACTTGAGAGTGAGTTGGCAGAAGCCGCAACGAAAGCGGAACTGGACGAAACGAACGTGTCTGTCAACCTGAAAGCAGACAAGACCTATGTCGATACGAAAATCGCAACGGTTGTCAGTGGCTCTCCGAAAGGAGTATACGCAACGTTGTCAGCCTTGCAATCTGCATATCCGAGCGGAAACACAAATATTTATGTGGTGTCCGCAGACGGGAATTGGTATTACTGGTCAGGCACTACATGGGCAAGTGGCGGCGTGTACCAAAGTGAGAAGCTTGCTGATAATAGCGTCCTGTTGAAAAATTTATCGGATGATATCATAAAAAAAATACACAACATTAAAGATTATAGCGTGGCGAGTAACGCTTTGACTGACTTCACAGCCATCGGCACAACCGCTTTATCGTTAGATGGGGTTTATATTAAAGCACTGTCGTCCGGTGAACCCGTCGAATTTAAACAGTACAAAGACTGGGGGCTGCCGATCGGCGACAAAATACTTGTAACCTTTAAAGCGCGAGCAAATAAGATGGGCAATATCATCATTTATCTACTCACCAATAATGTTGGTGGCGTTTT